GGTGGGCCTTAGCCGGTTATCGGCTGCTCTCGAATTATGCCGGAATCTGCAGCAAACTGATACAAGTATCGGCACCTATTCTCACGGCCTTTACACCTGGCGGCACCTCGGCGCACTGATCGGCACTACCTGGCACTTGCCGGCGCTTCGAGACGCCAGCCGGCACGGCCGGACAAATGCCGGCGCTAACCGTCAACTGCCGCACTCGGACTGGCTCCATAACTCTGTAACGCATGACCGTATCAACGGGGCCAGCTCGGCCGGCTGCGGATCGCTGGTGCCGTGGTGGGGCGTGTGCCGGTCTGATGGTGTGCCGGGGTGCCGGCCAGCTCGGAGTCGATTGGACGCGGCGCACAATTGAGGCGTGTGCCGGGACCGCCGGCGACCGGCACAAAAAGAACCGGAAAACAACTTTTAGAATGAGTCTCATCCAAACGTCAGAGCGTGATCCGGCCAGCAAAGGCACAAGCAACCGTGCGTTTAGTAGGTACCCACAGCTCCGGCTTAGCGGTTTTTCTTGCTTATGAGAAAATTTTTCGGAATTTCAAGCACTTAGAGGCAATTCATGTGGTTTCTACCTACCTGGGTAGGACTTCGACCCTTGACAACGGTTTCGGGGTCTGTGTGCAATTGGCCGGACCCGCGCCCGTTGTATGCCTCGGGCGCATTGCCGGCTCAAAGTGATTCCACGCTTGCGCCCGCATCATGGTCATCATTTGGCCCGCTCGAAAGGGCGGGTCTTTTACTATGAGTTCCGCGAATTTCGGCATAGATTCAGGGGCTTAGAGGAATGTTGAAATGGCAAAGCCGGGAATCACAGGACAGCGCGGTCGCAAGCCACGCGTTCAGAAGGTCACAGTGAAGGCGGCGAGTCATCACCTGGCGGGGCCGGAACAGCCGTATCCGGTCTATCAATTTTCGCGCAGAACCTTCATCGAACGGGTCAAACACAATCCGTTCAAGGGTCTGTAGAAACCGTGATGCGCGGTAGAGCAATTTGGCAGCTCGGTAGGCTCATAACCTGCAGGTTGCTGGTTCGAATCCAGCCCGCGCTACCGGTTTCCGGTGATCACTGATGACGAAAGCAGCGAAGCCCGAATACGCACTCGATCAGGGCATCAAACGCCGCGGTAACGGCACCATGCCCGGTAAGCGAGTTCGCGTTGCGTTGGTTTCGGAAAAAGAAAACATGACGCCGCTACGCTGGCAAAAGGTCATTGAAGCGACGGCGCACGGCAAGAATCGAAAGCAAGCGGCCAAGGCAGCGGGAATTTCACGGCGCACAGTTGATGCGTACTTAATTTCGAATGTCAGCGCGCACTCGCAATTACGTGATGCACATCTACTGCACTTACGTCGCGAATGGCCGTCCGAGCGTTGTGAGGAATTTCTGGTTTTAATTGCCCGCGGCAAAACGATGCAAGTTGCGGCCGACAAATTGGACATTGGCAAGAGAAGTTTGGGCCAGTTGTACCGGCTGTTTTTGTACGACAAAGCGTACCGGAAGATGTATGACGAAGCGCGGGAGCTGCAGGCCGAGACTTTTGTGGATCAAGTGCTCGACATTTCCGACGATTCGGAGCGGGATTATCAGGAGAACGGCAAGATCAACCACGAAGTTGTGAACCGTTCGAAGCTGCGCATCGAGACGCGCTGGCGAGTCATGGGCGCAATGGTCAAACGGCGCTTTGGTGATCACAAGCACGTTGAGCTGGAAGGCAGCATCAATTTGAATCACGCCGCGGTACTCAGTGGAGGTCGTCGGCGGTTGGAGAAGTTGAACGAGAAACGTCAGCCGGTGACGGTTGACAACGACACCGGTCAAGAAGTTTCAGCATGAGCGGCAACGTAGCGGATCTGACGGATCGACGGCGCAAGGACACGCCGGATTACGACATTGAAGCGTGGATCACAGGCATTCGATTGCCTAATAACACGACCAGTTGGAAAGTCATTATCGAAGGTGAGAGCGACAACGAAATGGCTGCAGGAATTCTGGAACGAGCAGCGGAAGTTTTACGAGACAATCACAGAGAGAGAATCCCGACATGAACGAAACAGCAGATCAACCCGCAATCATCGTACCCGGCAAAGAATGGCGGGCAAGAGTATTGAATGAACTGCACGAATTGACCGACAAAATCGTCAAATTGCGACAGTTTATGAATTCGGAAGATTTTTTTAAGCTGTCGGAACGACAATGCAATTTGTTGCGAAAACAGTCGGCAGTGATGTGTGAATACGCGGACTTGCTTGCTGAGCGGCTACAAGTTTAATTAACGGGAGAACTGAAAATGCCATTGACACTTAAAACCTTCGCGCAAAAATTCGTGGAGACGCCGGACGAAGTAGCGACTTTTCTCAGGACGATTGATCCGGCGCTTGCTGCCGAGGCTGGTGCCGGCATAACGGATGGCGTTGGCACGATCTACCAGTCGAGCGTAAAGCGAACTGGTGGCATTGTTAAGACGGAGATTTTGCTTGATCTCACCGGGCTTTCGTCTGCGACTACTGTTCTGGACATTATCGGTATCGGGGCCAGTCCCGCGCATTTGGGTCAAGTCACTGCGGCGCAAAACGGCACGATCATCGGCGGCACGATGACTTGTCTGGAAGTTCCGGCCAGTCTCGATGACATTGATTTGTATTCAGCGCCCGAAGCTACCGGAGTGTTCGAAGCTCTGGTTACTTCGCTGACTCAACGAGTGCTGATAACGTCCGGTGCGGCGTGGACTCTCGGATTAGTCAGACCGTTTTCTGGATGGCCCGCAGCAAACGAGTATTTGTATCTGGCGAATGGTGTGGCTGATACAGCCGATCCATTCACAGCAGGAAGGTTCCTGATCGAGTTGTTTGGTTACGACGCCTGAGTACGGCAATGAACGCAACCCCCGCCGTCAATCTCGACATTACCCAGGACAACTTTGTCCGATGGGAAGATGGCGAACCATTGAGCGCGGTCGAGTTCGAGAAGCAATTGCTTCACGACATGGATCAGTTTTACGAAGATCCTCTCGGATGGGTGATGTACGCCTTTCCTTGGGGCGAAGAAGGAACAGAGCTGGAAGAACAGGATGGACCGGACGTTTGGCAAGCAGCACAACTCAATCGTGTCCGCTCGAAGATTCGCAAGGATCCCGAAGGCACGATTCGAGAAGCTATTGCTTCCGGTCACGGTATTGGCAAATCTACAGAGGTCGCATGGATCATCCTGTGGGCCATGTCCACCCGGCCTCATCTCAACGGCGTCATCACGGCGAACACGACTAATCAGCTCAACACGAAAACTTGGCGAGAGCTTGCACTCTGGCACAAGCGAGCGTGTAACGGTCACTGGTTCAAATGGACAGCGACAAAGTTTTTCCATCGAGAGCATCCAGAGACATGGTTTTGCGCCGCCACGCCCAACACTGAACACAATTCCGAAGCGTTTGCTGGCTTGCATGGACAGCACGTTCTGATTATCTACGACGAAGCATCAGCGATCCCTGACAAGATTTGGGAAGTGTCCGAGGGTGCCATGACGGACCCGCGAGCCATGTGGTTTGCTTACGGCAATCCGACGAAGAACACCGGTAAGTTCAAGAACGTGATGGTAAACGATGCCCGGTGGACGACGCACCAGATCGACTCACGCACTTGCAAGATGACCAACAAGAAGGAAATTGCCGGTCAGATCGCTGAGTATGGAGAGGACAGTGACTTTATCCGAGTACGTGTCAAGGGTCAGTTCCCGCGTGCGGGTTCGATGCAGTTTATTTCGTCTGAAATTTGTGATACGTGCATGCTTTGGGATGCGCCGTATGAATCCTTCTTCCAGCTCCCGATTGTTTTGGGGGTTGATGTTGCACGGTTTGGCGAGGATAAGTCAGTCATCGCGGTACGGCAGGGTCGGAAAGTTATTACTCTCATTCGCTTCCGCAATCTGGACACTATGCAGCTGGCTGCCAAGGTGGTTAATGCAATCAAGGAATACGCGCCGGTCGCGACGTTCGTTGACGGAATTGGAATCGGAGCTGGCGTCGTTGATCGACTCCGCATGCTTGGACACGAAATCATCGAAGTAAACGCCGGCAACAAGCCTGACGATGACGCGGTGTACTACAACAAGCGCGTTGAAATGGCTGACCGGATGCGTATTCAGATGACCGAGGGCATGGATCTGCCGAACGACACGGATCTGCGTAATGCCATGATCGGCATCGAGTTCGGTTTCAACGACAAAGAGCAGATGCGACTCGAACGAAAGCAAGATATGAAAAAGCGCGGTCTTGATTCGCCCGATGATTTCGATGCCATTGCATACACCTATGCCGAGCATATCGGTGACATGACGCACAACTACTTCGAGCCGGAAGATCAGTTCGAACCGGAGCGGGTGCATTGAAACTTGAAGTCAAATACTACGTTGCCCGAAAGCTGCGAAAAGTGATCTGCACTACGCAGCGAGCCGCCAGCGCCAGTATGGTCGAGTCTTTGGGACCGGCCACGCCAGCCAACAAGGTGGACAAGATATCGCCTACCCAGGTGAAGTCTCTGCAGAGCCGCGGCTACGATGTATTGCTGTGGGTGCGCGAGCCGCTGGATCGGTTCGCTTGCGCTTACGAAGTGTTCGGCCGCGGTTTCAATTTTTCAGTCCGACGATTCATTGATCACGCGTTAGAAACTTACAATCCACATTGGTCGCCGCAGATCGAGTTGCATACGCACGGTAAGATTTTCTTGCCGACGCGAGTTTATCCGTTTGGAAATCTCACGGCGACATGGGAACGGGAAGTGCCGGGTTATCCGTTGATTCACATCGGCGCGAATCCGAATCGCTGGAAATGGTACGAACTGAAATCGCGCTTGCCGTCATCGTATTGGGCGCGGTTGCTCGAATACTACGAGGACGACATTGTGCTGCACAGCTTGGCGAAGAAACGGGGTGTGCTGCAGAATGCCGACGTAATTGTCGAGGAACGCTTGGGCGGGTTGGGGGAGAAACGTGCCGAAAGATAGCAAGGTGCATCGGCTTTACGAGAAGTTACTTGCAAAAGGCTACAGCAAAGCCAAAGCCGCCCGGATCGCTCAAGCACAAACCGGGCAAGCACTGGCGACTGGTAAGCCACCAAAAGGCAAACGTACACACGGAAAATGGAACAGGAAGAAGGAAAAGTGACCGAACCTTGTCTAGTGCTGTCGATCCCGCACACCGGTACACGGTTTGTGAAGAATCATTTGCTGCGTGGCCGAGTGAATCGTTACGCGCACATCGGTGAGACTCAAATGTTCGAGCATATCGCCAAAAAATACTCACCGATTTTTGTGCCAATGCGGCATCCGGTCGAGACAGCTCGCTCATGGCATCGTAAAGTCCGAGACATTCAGGGCTTGCCGGCACTGTTCGATCTGCTGACGACTACGGTCAATGATCTGGCACCGTGGTACGTTCCTATTGACTCCAAAGATCGTGATCAAAATATCGCCTGTATCAACGTCAGCCTTGGTTGGGATCTCAATCCTGACAGTTGGCCGGTGATTGGTGCGGATCCGTATCCGGGTACTCGCGAACTTGATCTGAACGAATACCCGGAAGTGCAGGAGTCGATAGCGAAACACTTGCAGTTTTTCAGTCGATGGTACGACCCGGAGACACTACATTGAGAATTTTAGTTCCAAGCGGACGCGGACGCGATTTGAGCAACGTCACTGATGATTTCAACGAGATTGAAACGTATGACACGCTCGAAACCCGGCGAGCTAAGCTCGAAATGTGGATGGCGAAACGCGTCGGCACGCGAGTCACTGAAAAGTACCGCGGCCGGCAGTGGAAAATTCAGGTGGACTTGGAAAATGAAATGCTGATCGTTGCCTGTGATTCAATCTCGAACTACAAGGGCTATCACATCAGCATGGTCGGTCGCACAATTGGTGATCTCGAAACCGAATCAATCAAAGCGGCCGGCGAAATACTCGAACGACACAATTTAGCACGCAGTAAGCACTTCAATCCTGACAAGTTTGAAAGTCTGCCGCGTGATTTCCGAGATAGCGTGATTGCGTCCGACAGCGCAGCGGAGCCGATCTAATGCCATCAGACCAAAACCAGACGAATTACAATCCTGAATATCAGGAAACAGCGCCAGCTGAAAATCGGCAGGGCCGACGCCAGTACGAAGTCGAGGACGATCCGCAGCATCCTACGTCACCGTCAGCGCCAAAACAGATGCACGACCGCTCTGATCCGTTCTCTCGGATGCCGCAGGATCTTCCACCCGGCGAAACGCCTTCCAGTTCTAGCGCCGGCTCTCGGGAAATGATGAACAGTGGCGAAGGTCAAGAAGCCGGCGACAGCCCGAGCAATGCCGAAGGCGAAACATCGTCATTCCAAAGCACTGACGGTTGGTTGATCTCAAAAGCGCATGAGATTTACACCACATCGACTGACTACCTCGATGCCAATATCACGAACACCTGGGAGCGGTCGCTGGCGCATTTTAACAACGAGCACGCGCCGAGCACGAAGTTTAGGACGCAGAATTTCAAGCGTTCGAAAGTTTTCCGTCCTAAAACTCGGGCCATGACCAAGGCGCACGAAGCTGCGCTGACGAATGCAATGTTCTCCACATCGGATGTTCTCGATGTTCAACCCGAGGACGAAGTAGATACGAAACAGATTGCTTCGGCCAAGGTCAACAAGGCGATCTTGCAGTATCGACTCGACCGGCGCATGCCGTGGTATCAGACGGTCATTGGTGCGTTTCAATCGACCAAAGTTTACGGCCTGACGATCTCATTCCAGCATTGGGATTATCACGAAGATACTGATGTGGTCCCGGCCATTGGAGTCGATGGCTCGCTGATGCAGGACGATGAAGGCTTCGCCCTTGGATACGAGCAGACTGTCGTGCGTCGAGACGAACTGGTCTGCGATCTGATCGCGCCTGAGAATTTCAGATTCGATCCGATGTGCGATTGGCGAGATCCGGCCAAAACTTCTCCGTATCTGCTCTACATGATGCCGGTCTATGCAATCGACGCGCTCGAAAACATGGAGAAGGTCGATCCAAAAACCGGTCAGCCGATCTGGCGCAAGTACGCGCTAGGCGACATTCTCGCAACACGCCGCAAGAACTACGACCGGACGCGTCAGGCGCGTGAGGGCCGCGAGCGGATCGACCCGGCTGACGAACAACACGGCAACGCGTACACGATGCTGTGGGCGCACATGAACATCGTCAACATCAATGGCGAGGACATGCTGTTCTGGACAATGGGAACGGAGTTGCTGCTCACGGATCCGGTTAAGTTGGTTGACGCGTTCCCGCATCTACAGCCCGGTGAGCGGCCGTTTACAGTCGGCTTCTCAACCATTGAAGCGTTCAGGAATTACCCGGCCGGCGACGTTGAATTGTCGTCCGGTCTGCAGCAAGAGATCAACCTTGTTGCGAACCAGCGTCTCGATAACGTCAAACTGGTACTCAACAAACGATACTATGTGAAACGCGGTAGCCAAGTTGACCTCGATGCGCTGGTTCGCAATGTCCCAGGTGGCGGCGTAATGATGAACGATCCCGAAGCGGACGTTAAAACCGTCGATACTCGGGACGTTACCGCGTCGTCCTATCAAGAGCAGGATCGCTTGTCGATTGAGCTGGACGAACTGACCGGCACGTTCTCGCAAACCTCGGTCCAGTCCAACAAGAACCTCAATGAAACGGTTGGCGGCATGGAAGCAATGCAATCCGGTGCCGGTGCCGTACAGGATTACGGACTACGAATTTTCTTCGAGACTTGGGCTGAACCGACTCTGCGCCAGCTCATTCAATTGACGCAGTATTACGAGACTGACGAAACGATTCTCGCGCTGGCTGGACAGAAAGCCGAACTCTGGCAGCGATACGGCATTGACGAAATGACTGATGATCTGCTCCGGCAGAATCTCACCGTTCGCGTTAATGTTGGAGTCGGCAACACTGATCCGCAGCGGCGGGTCGAAAAGCTGATGTTCGCCGTCAAGAATGCTGCCGAGTTGCCGGAAATGGCACAACGAATGAAGGCGTCCGATATTGCCGACGAAATCTTCGGCACGCTTGGCTACAAAAATGCGATCCGGTTCTTCCGTAACGATCAGGAACAGGAACAGTACGTGAAGGAAAACCCGCCGCAGCCGCCGCCCGAGATCCAGTTGCAAATGGAAGAAATGAAAATGCACACGGCTGACAACGAAGCGCGGCATCAGCGTGAAGTGATGAAGTTGGAAATGGAAGCTCAGACGCGCTTTGCCAAGCTCGCGCTGGACAAGGGCATCAAGTTCGATCAGATGATGCAGGATCTCGGCCTTGCCAAGATGCAGGACCGAACCGTGCGGCAGGGCAAGGCATTGGATAACGTAGTTCACCTGAAAGAAATGCAATTACGCCGGGATACCGGAGCAGGAGTTTAATCGCGAACAGGAGTATATGAAATGGCTGACCCGACACAGTTACAAGGGATTGAATTTATAAATGAACAGGAGCAACAATTTTTTGCAGAGGCCGTCATCGGAGAAGAAATCAGGCAATTTTTGGTTTCTTCTGTTGGCAAATTTTTGCACGGATGTGCGAAAGCTGAGTACGATCAATGTCGAGACGAAATGTTCGATCTTGAGCCGTACACGCCTGACGGAAAGCGCGAGTACATGCGCTTAAAAGCGAAGGCTTGGGCAGCATCACACTTTTTACAGTGGTGCGTCGAAGCGATTCAAAACGGCAATAATGCCGCAACACAGCTGGAAGGCTATCGAGACGAAGTAGGAGAATGACATGAACCAAGCTACCCAACAGGGCGCGCAGTCACCACAGCCGCCGAATCCAGACCTCGCTATTAACGAAGTTGTTGTCAAGCCTAGTCCGCGTGATATTTCAATCGCTGCAATGGCAGAGCGACAGGAAACTGCTCGCGTTACGGAATTGAACGAAGCCATTGCGGCCGATCCGGGCTTGGCGGCAAACCAAGCCCAAATCGACAACCAAATTAAGGCCGCGAACAAAGCGGCTATCGAGTCCGGTGAGTTAGCTCCACCGGTCGAAGAATTGTCGGACGGCGCTGCGTCGGTTGAACCGATGCACGAACCGCCGCCCGCACCGAAACCGGATGCGCTGCCAGCCGAGCTGGCGGCAGATCCGCTATCTGAGTACATCGTCATGCAGGATGGAGTAGCAATGTTCTCCACCAAAGTGAACGGACAGGTTCGCCTTATCCCACTCGAAGATGCACGGCGCGAATTGCAGATAGGAACCGCAGCAGCCATACGAATGAACGAAGCTACGCGTTTGTCTCAGGAACTTGAGCAACGTGCGCAACAGGTGTCGGCAAGTGAAGCCGCCCTGGCACAACGTATGGAAGCTGCACCAGCAGTACCGGCAGTACCCGCACCAGCGGATCTGACTGAGGATGACCTCTTTGATGAGGCGAGAGAAATCTTCCAAACGGCTTTCACTGGCACCGAGGAAGATGCTGCACGCAAACTGGCTAAGACGCTAATCAAACTTCGCGGGACTGCCTCGCCGGCAGCGCCGCCAGTCGATGAACGGACTATTGTCAGGAAGGCAGCAACAGCGGCCGTAAACGCGGTACAGGCAGTTGAAAAAACGAAGGATGTTCGAACGGGATATGCAAAATTCCAAGAGGACTACCCGGACATAATGGCTGATCCTGTGCTGTATAAAATGGCCGACGACATGACAGACGGTATTGAGCAAGAGCATCCAGACTGGCTGATCTCTCAAGTCATGGACGAAGCGGGAAAGCGCACACGAACATGGGTAAACAAAATGAAGGGCGTTCCCGATCTTGAACCAGACCCGGTTCTTGATCCTGAACCACCCCCTCAATTGCCTGCCGGTGAGCATGCGCAACCTCCAACCCAAGCACATCGTCAAGATCGAAAATCGGAGCTAGTAAGGCTCCCTGTCGCTGCAGCTGCAGCTGTCCATGAAAAACCTGCGGACGATGTTGAAACAGATCAGACTCCGCAAGAGGCTTTCAATCAGTTGAAGTCAGCGAGGGGGCAACCGACCTAGCTAATCTTTTTGAAGCTATGGAGGAATTGTCATGGCCGGACAAGTTTGGCAGACAAATGCTTTGGGTGGCTTCATGTGGTCGCCCAATCTGAGTAGAAAACTCAGAACGGCTTTACAGCCGATGGTACGCTTTCGCCAATTCTGTGATGCTCGCGAAGCATTCGGAAAGGGTAAGGGCGAAACCTTCAACTGGAATCACTATTCGGACGTTGCGGATCAGGGTGGTACCCTGAATGAAACTGACATAATGCCCGAGTCGAACTTCACAATCACGCAGTCGAGTCTGACGGTGACGGAGTACGGCAATAGTGTTCCGTACACGAAGAAACTGGACGATTTGAGTGAGCATCCGGTAACGGAAATCATTCACAAAGTCTTGAAGAACGACGCCCGGAAGGCGCTCGACACTGCTGCGAACGCGCAGTTTGAGTTGACGCCGCTTCGCGCTGTCAGTACGTCAGCAACAGCCATCACGTTTACGACGAATGGAACGCCTTCGGGCGCACCCACGAACGCGTTTAACGATGATCTGGCTAAGGTAATCGCTGACGAACTGGCCGAGCGAGACATTCCGACCTTCGATGGAAACAACTACATGGCGATAGCACGGCCGTCAACACTTCGGCCGTTCAAAGACAATCTTGAAGCTATCCACCAGTACGTTTCCGAAGGGTGGCATGTGATCATGAACGGCGAAAAGGGTCGTCACGAAGGCATTCGTTACTGTGAGCAGACGAATATCGCTGCAGAGGGCTGGACTCTCTCAGATGGTATTTTCTTCTTCGGTTCCGATACGGTCGTCGAGGCGTTTTCAATCCAAGAGGAAATCCGCGGTAAGATCCCGACAGACTACGGACGTTCTCGGGGTGTTGCATGGTACGCACTACTCGGTTATGGACTCGTTCATACCGCGCAGCTGCAGGCCCGCATCATCAAATGGGATTCTACTGAATAAGGGGAGGTGATCTATGTCAGGATTTTATGATGGAAATGATGGTCAGCGAACCTATTCGTTTATGTCAGCGGCGCTCGATACCGCAGCCATTTTTGGTAGGATTCAAGGTCCGGCCGGTAAGGTCGGTCGGCTTGTCGGGGTTGAATGGCACATAGTTGCGGAGTTAACAACGAATCCAACTGTGGTGACGTTTGATCATGCAGCGGCCCTTACGGCGTTGCCAACGATAAGTGTCGCGGCAGCAGCAATCAATCTCGGTGGTTCTGCCACTGAGGCTGAGTTGAAAGCTGGTGCTGAATTTCGGGCTGACACAATCATTGAATGTACATCGAACGGTGGTGCCGCTGCTGGCGATGCCGATGTTCATGTCACGATTCAGTGGTACTAGGAGGAAATGATATGCCTAGCGACGTAAGAAGTGGCGGTTCGAGTTTTGGAGGCTACAAGGGTGAGTATTCAGCACCCGCGCACAAAGCCTCTACGATTCGTGGTTCGTTTATGAGTGATGAATCGTCAGGTGTTCGGTTCGGTCTGTCCGAAAGGCGAGACATGGATTCGGAGAACTTGGGAAATCTCTCATACAACAACACGCCGAATCCCGTAAACGGCAACGTGCGTCAGGTTCCGAAACCTTACGTATCAATGTCCTATACGGAGAAGGGTCACACGTTCAAGATTTGCTGAACGTGCCAGGTGGTCCGGGGCTTCGGCCCCGGATCGTTTAACCGGAGAATTGAAATGGCAGGAATAAGCAAGTACACGAATGAAAATCTCATAATCGCTCCGAACATGATTGACGAAGATCAAATGGAGAGTGATGTTGAAGCTGAGTTTCGGGCCGAAGGTTGCATCGAGGAAGGATGTTCCGGCAGGAAGCCGATTGACACGCTGTTCGAGAACACCAGTCAGGACATTGTTGACGTACCTCGAAGCACGATCCCCGAGGTTGCCGTAGGTCGATCAGGCGTGCCGAATCACGAAGGCACGAACAATCCTGCGCCGGTCTGCACTGATCTTGATGATTATCCACACAGGAGATATTGAAAATGCCGAAGAAAAAAGCAAAAGCAAAAGCAAAGGCTGTCGAGCAAGAAGTCGAGACGGAAGCAGAAGTAGCTGACGCCGAACCGACGCCAGAGCCGGCCATCAAGGAAGAAGCAACATTCAAGGTCATGGATGGTGGACAGGCCACTTACTACACGGAAACCGAATATCGGAAGAAGTATGGCCCGAAGAAAAAGTAAGCCGGCGTCAGACCCAGTTGTTCGAGTCCGCGGTGGCCCGAAGGGTTATCGCATGATTCTGCTCAGTGAGTGGAAAAAAGAGAAGGCACAAGGTAGAGGAAAGCAACGATGATTAAATTCGACCCCGACAGCGATTATCAAAAACATCGTGACGTATCAAAAGGTGTTCATTACACGCAAAACGGACACGCGTTCACGGCTGGCCTTAGACACATAGGCAAGGCCACAGGCTCAATTAAACCTGTTAAAGATAAAAAGCAAACGTCTGCTCAGAAAGGCGCGAAGGAACGTGCCAGTGAAAAATTGAAAGGATTCGCGGACCCGGAAGTGCCGGATGAAGTGCAATCCGCATTGAAGGAAAACAAAGAGGCATTAGCAGCGGAAGAACACGCATGAGTTCATATCTCGAACTGGTTCAACAGTTGCATCGGGATTGTGGTGCAGCTGGTACGCAGCCAACAGCCGTTACCGGGCTTACTGGCGAAGCATTGCGCTTGGCAAATTGGATCAAGCGTGCCGACGAATACGTGCAAACAAAATGGGTGAACTGGAAATTTCTTCGGCAGGAATATTCAGTTGCGACAGTTGCTTCTACCGTGATAGCGGCGAAGCCGGCAAACTTGAAGTATTGGGATTTCAAAACCTTCAAGATGATCCTGCCCGGTGAGACTGACAAGAATCCGTTTCAGGCTGACGAATACGACAAGGCCAAAACGGACATTTTGGATACGTCCGAGGACGTACCGTGGCGAGCAATCGTCATGCCGAACAACGATCTAAAGTTTGAACCGGTCCCTGATGCGGCATACACCATCGAAGCGGACTACTACGACAGGCCCACCTTGTTGGCGGCTAACGCTGATGTGTCTCTGATACCAACAGAGTTTCATCAAGTCATTATTGGCAGGGCCATGATTCTCTACGGCAATTTCGAAAACGCACCCGAAATGAAAGATCAGGGTGAGGAAATTTACGTCGAACAGCTGGCCCTTCTGGAAAACGATCAGCTGCCGAATCAGGAACACGCACGATTCAATACGGGAGCAATGATCGAAGTAATCGCGGAGTAGCGAATGCCCGATCTGATTTACCCGAGGGAAGGCCGAGGCCGAGTACGGACTCGGAAGGCAATAACCAAAACGCAATACTATGCGTTGACTGGTGGTCTTGACGTTGTTTCTCCGGCGCTCTCAATTTCTCCCGGCAAAGCAATCGCAATGGTCAACTTCGAACCGTGGTATCTCGGCGGCTATCGGCGCATACCTGGGTACGAGCGATTCGACGGCCGTCCTCGACCTTCTGATGCTACCTTTACGGGCTTTGAAGTATCGACCGTAGCCGGCCTGACGTTGCGTGATGTGATCACAGGCGACACTTCCGGCACAACCGGTGTCCTGATCGGCTTTGAGGACGGAACGCCTGACGCCATCGGTGTGACTAAAGTTTCCGGGGCGGGGTTTGACAACGGCGAACCGTGCAATTCGGGCGCATTTACCATCGACTCGGTGCCAACTGTGCAGTTCGCGCCGACTGTCGCACTGGAAGAAACTTGGTTACTCGAAGCGGAACTAGAATATCGCGAGGACATTTTGATCGTGCCAGGGTCCGGGCAGGCACGCGGAGTGTGGCAGCGCCTCGGTGATGTTTATGCGATCCGCGATAACGCGGGTGTGACCGCGGGAATCATTCACAAAGCCAGCGCAACCGGTTGGACGACAACCGGGATCACGATGGCCGAGACGATTCGCTTCGATGTAGGACTCGCCGCTGGCGCGTCTGTTGCCGAAGGCGATACTCTGACCGGAGGTACGAGCGGAGCAACCGGAACCATTCATCGGATTGTGTTGAATGGCGGTTCAAACGCGTGGGATAGTTCCGGTGAGGGTTATTTTGTTTTGACTGGTGTAGCCGGAGGACCGTTTCAAAACAACGAACCATTGGAATCGCCGGCTGCAACGCCGATTGCGACTGCTGACGGTGTGAATTCGACATTCGCTCTTTCTGTTGGTGGCGCGTATCAGTTCATCAATCACAATTTCTTTGGCAGTTCAACATCATATCGAGTGTACGGTTGCAATGGTGTCGATCCGGGTTTCGAGATTGACGAAAACGGTGTTGTGTCTCCGATCCTGCATCCGATCAATCCGGTCACAGGGCTTGCGCCGACCAACAACAAGCCATTTTTAGTTGAAGAACATCGGAATCATTTGTTTTTCGCGTTCGAGGGTGGTTCCGTTCAACATTCCGCGACCGGTACGCCTCACATTTGGAGCGGCTTCCTCGGAGCTGCGGAATTCGGCATGGGTGACGAACTTACCAGTCTGAACAGTATCGTAGGTAACGTGTTGGTGATTTCATCGACGCGTGAGACTCGCGGCCTGTTCGGCACATCGGTTGCGGATTGGAATCTCAGAATCGTGGCCGAGCAGTCCGGCAGCTTGTTGTTTGGATCTCAAAAGATCGACACGGTTTACTCGCTCGATGATCTCGGCATTACTTCGGTCGCTCGATCCGATCAGTTTGGTGATTTCATTTCGGCTACGGTATCGCAGCCAGTACAACCGATTGTCATTGCGCAACGTCCGAACTTTTCCGACTCGACTATCGTGCGCGAGTCGAACCAGTTCCGAACGTATTTTAGTGATGGCAGTTTTATCATCATGTTCGTTCCGGCCGGCACACAAGCTGAAACACTCAGAAGAACAGCAGCAGCGAAAGCTCAGTTCGGTTTCGGATCGTACCCGGAACCAGTCGCAATGATTTACAACACTGATGACGAAACCGGTAAAGAGCGCAGTTATTTCACGACCAGCGATCCGACCAATCAGGGAGTCATTTACGAAGATCAGATCGGCAAGAATTTCGATGGCGCAAGCATTCCGTCTTACGTTCGCACGCCGTTTAATCATGTCGGTTCGCCTTCTTATCGAAAACGCTTCCGGCGAGCGGATCTCGAATTGAGTGCGCCACAAACTTTGGCAATTCAATTTGCTGCCGATCTGACGTACAGCACTGCGGAAGTTTCGAGCGGCGTCACGCAACTGACCACTTCGAGTATTTCGGAAGTCGATATATTCGGCGGCGGCGGTTTTTGGGATGACGTTAATTGGGACGAATTCTTGTGGGATGGTCAGTCCATTTCAACGGCCCGAGCAAATCTGTCCGGCACAGGCGAAAATATCAGTTTCCTGATGTTCAATGACACAGCGAAAGCTGCCGCTTGGGTGATGCAGGGAATCACATTGCACTACGACATGCGGAGGCTTCAACGCTAATGGCCGTCACCAATCCTTATTACGAATTCGATCCGCTGTTCGTACCATTCACGAAGGGGCGAGCTGGCGAGCTGAATTTACAACTGCAGGCGGTTCAGGCTGCGTTTGATCTTCTGCCAGGTGTATCTGACGCGATCACTACGGATACGGCCATCTTTGCGCCTGAATCCGGTTCGGGTAATACCTATGTCGTGACCATGCCCGATACGCGAGCCTCGAATCAGGACGGTGATGGAGTTAGATTCTTTGCAACTCACACGAACACAGGCGCGGCCACGTTCAACGTCGATGGCATCGGCGCACTCGCTCTGGTGAATTGGGACGGCACGGTCCTGACCGGCAGCGAGATCGTCTCGGGCCGGATCTACGAAGTACGATACGACGCTACCGGTGTGCAGTTCGTACTGTCTGCGACAACCGATGGCGCTCTGCAAGTCACTTACGCCGAAGAATGGGCAACAAAGGCCGAGGA